GCTACTTAATAAAAAGCTACATCGTTGGAAAAATCCAATCCACACTACAGGCCCTCTTGCGCTTTATTAAAATCTAATATATAAAATCATTACTATACAAATTAATTAGAATGTAGACGCGTATAGTCGACGGCCTAGAGACTACATTCGGAAAACTAGGAGGATAATATCATGGCACAAACAACGTTTGACGGACCAGTAAAATCACTTAATGGTTTTATAGGAGCAGGTCCTAAAATGATACAAGCTATCACAGGAACGGTATCTGATAGCGCAACAAACATAAATAAATACCAAGGTAAAGTATTAACTATTGGCAATGCTAATACTGTTTTTAATTTACCTGCAATCGTAGCGACAGCTGATTCTGATGTTTCAGGTCCGGGATCTGATCCAAACACTAAGAACAATGTTGGTTTAGAATACGAATTTCTTGTAACTGCAAATTTAACAGGTGGAAACACATTTGTTTTAAATGCAGGAACTGCAGCAGGGCACAGCGTTGCTGACGTATACGTAGGAATGGCTATTTATAATAATACAGCTACCGATCCAGGGGCAGTAACTGCTTTTGCAGCATCTCTTGATACACTAACTTTAGATGCTACTACTAGAGGTGGACTAGGTGGTGCTCACATTAAATGTAGAGCAGTCGCTGGTTTAACTTGGCAGATAGAAGCTCAATTAATTGGTAATGGTGCATTTGTTACACCATTCAGTTAATAGTTAATTAATTTTGTGGGCCTTCGGGCCCACATAAAATTTTAAGGAGAAAAAATGACAACATTTGGATCTACACAAGACGGCGTAGCCAGCAACGTAACTACAGAAACTAAAACTATTCAAGTGGGTAGAACTAGAGCTTACGGAATACATTATGTTGGAACTGCGACTGCAGGAACAATAGAATTGAAAGATGGATCAACTTCTAAAGTTAAAATAGATCATGGTGCAGTAGCGGAAAGTAAAACTGTAATTTTCCCTACACCTATTCTATTTAAAACTAATCTTAATTCTGTTTTCACTACAGAGCAGGTTACGAAGTTAACTGTGTTTCATAGTGGCGGAAGCAACTCGTAGGAGGTTTACGTGGCTTTTTCAGGCACAACTACATTCGAGAAATTTCTCTCGATCGATGATATTATAACTGAGTCTTATGAAAGATTAGGATTCTTTGATTACTCTGGTAATGATTTAAGATCGGCTAGACGTTCTTTAAATATAATGTTTCAAGAATGGGACAACAGAGGTTTGCATTTTTGGGAAGTTGCAAGAACAGCAATTACATTAGAGTCTGGTAAAAACGAATATACATTATTTAGATCACCATCTGACGGAAATGCAAACGGAATAACTACAACTTTAACTTCTGGTATTTCATCTTCCGCTACAACCATACCTGTGTCTTCTACAAAAAATATGAATCCTACAGGTAAAATTAGAATTAACAGTGAAGTAATTACTTACACTTCTATTTCAGGAAATAATATTTTATGTTCTGCCTCTGATCGTGGAGCTGATGGAACTACAGCTGCAGGTCATGCATCTGGAGATGCAGTTACAAATTTTGTTGATATGGTTTCTGATATCCTTGAAGCTAGTTTCAGAAACGAAAGTGATGTAGACACACCACTATCAAAAATTAATAGATCACAATATCAAGCTTTTTCTAACAAAAGTTCTACAGGTCAGCCATCACAATATTTTGTGCAAAGATTTATAGATAAAGTTACAATAACTTTATATCTAACACCAGGTGATACACAGGCTGGTAAATTTATTTATTTTTATTATGTGAAAAGAATTCAAGATGCAGGTAAATATACTAACGAGGCAGACGTTGTTAACAGATTTGTACCTTGTATGTGTGCAGGTTTAACTTATTATATATCTATGAAAAAAGCTCCTCAAAGAACTCAAGAGATGAAATTGTATTATGAAGATGAATTACAAAGAGCATTACAAGAAGATGGATCACCAGCGAGTGTATTCATTTCACCTAAAACTTATTATCCGGAGATATAATGGCTAAATTTGCAAAAGGAAAATACGCACTAGCAATATCAGATAGAAGTGGTCAAGCTTTTAAATGGAGCGAGATGGTTACAGAATGGAATGGTGCTTTTGTTCACATATCAGAGTATGAACCAAAACAACCACAATTAGAGCCAAAACCTTTTGTAGCTGATCCTCAAGGTTTAGAACAAGCAAGACCTCAAAACTTTCCATCTAATCAAATTGGTGGTGGTAATATGGTAGCTAATTTAACTTTACCTGGAGACTTTGCATTTTCAGATTTAAATAATAATAGTATGGTTCCTGAAGATCCAGGAAAAATAAATAGCAGAAGAGAAGCACAAATAAATGTAGGAGAGGTTACGATAAGCATAACATGACGTATACAGAATTAGTACAAAAAATTAGAGACTATACAGAGGTGGCTAGTAATGTTTTAACAGACACTATTGTAAATGGATTTATTGAAAATGCAGAATTTAGAATTTTAAGAGATGTAGATTCTGATAATAATAGAAGATATGTTTTTGCTAATTTAATAGCAGGAACTAGATTTATAGATACACCTACAGATTTGTTAGTTATTAGATCTGCTCAGATAGTAGATTCTGCAGGTGTTGGAGTGGCTAACGACAGAGACTTTTTACAATACAGAGATGTTAGTTTTATGTCTGAATTTAATAATTTAGAGACTCAAGGAACGCCAAAATACTATAGTAACTGGGACGAAACTAGAATAGTAGTGGCTCCCACGCCAGACCAGACATACAATATTCAGTTAAATTATATCTTGAAACCAGAAGGATTATCGAGTACAAAAGCTGAAACATACTTAAGTAAGTTTTTTCCCAACGGACTTTTGTATGCATGTCTAGTTGAGGCATATAGTTTTCTAAAGGGGCCAAATGATCTCTTGCAATTATACGAAGGAAAGTATAAACAAACGGTAGAAGGCTTCTCAATAGAACAAATGGGAAGAAGAAGACGAGACGAATACCAAAGTGGTGTTCCTCGTATAGGAAAATAGGAGAAAATAAAAATGGCTATAACACAAGCAATTGCAAACTCTTTTAAAAAACAATTATTAGATGGTGATCAAGATTTTACGGCGTCGCCTTCTGGTGATAAATTTAAAATAGCTCTTTATACTTCTTCAGCAACTCTAAACTCAGCTACAACTTCTTTGTTAACTAGCGCACCTGCTAACTAACTTAGCAACTTCATTAACAGCTGGTGTAGCAAGAGTAGACTTCGCGGACAGATCGTTCACTGGAGTCACTATTACTGCTAGAGGAGCATTAATCTACAACACATCGTTCTCTAACGCGGCGGTGGCAGTTTTAGATTTTGGAGCAGATAAAACAGCTACATCTGGAGTTTTCACAATTCAGTTTCCGGCTAATACATCAACCGCAGCGATTTTAAGAATCTCTGGTTAAGTAGGAGGTAAACTCCTATGGCAGGTTGGTCACAAAATACCTGGAACACAGGGTCCTGGGGAACAGGAATCGATAATGACGTTTCTGTTACAGGGATAGCTGCAGCTTTCGGAATAGGTATAGTATCCACTGATTCAACTGTAGAACAAGGTTGGGGCAGAGATGCTTGGGGCCAAAGAT